AAGGTTTTTTCGGTGGTCATTTTCTTTCTCCTGGTGTTTGATCCAGCGCCCTCGCTGAATCCATGACTCTATTATATCCAACGGATACAAATAATCAACAATGATTTTTGTGTGCTCGATAGGAAACGCCTATGGATAGCGAAGCCAAGCCCGCCTAGTGCGGGTTTTTTATTGCCGGCACTTAAAGGGGGGGGCGATAGGCTGGCTAAGTCTATTTTTGTGCGGGGTTGTGCGGTGGCTGTCGATTGGGAGCGGGTCGAACTTGATTACCGGGCTGGCGTTATGTCTTTGCGCGAAATTGCGTCAGTCGCCAGCATCTCCGAGGGGGCGATTCGCAAGCGTGCAAAGCGTGACGGATGGTCCCGTGATCTATCTGCAAAGGTAGCTTCCCGCGCTGACGATCTGGTACGCAAAAGCGAGGTACGCAGTGAGGTACGCAGTGCGCAGGCTATTTCCGAGAAAGAGACTGTTGAGGCCAGCGCCCAGGCAATTGCGAACGCGATCATCTCTCACCGCAAGGACATTGCGCGCAATCGAGGCTTGGCAAACAAGCTGCTGACTGAGCTTGAAGCCCAAGTCGATAGCCCGGAAGAATTCGAGAAGCTGGGCGAGCTGATGTATTCCCCCGACGACAAGGGGATGGACAAGCTTAACGACCTTTACAAAAAGGTCACGTCTCTTCCGTCGCGCATCGACAGCGCCAAGAAGTTGGGCGAGACGCTGAAAGTGCTGATTGCGCTGGAGCGCGAGGCTTATGGTGTTGATAAAGAGGTCAAGCAGGACACCGGATTGACGGGTGAGTCGGTTGCAACGCTGAAGAAGCTCAAGGCTGCGCTTGAAAATGCAGATTGATCCTTCCGAACGCAAGGCCCTGCTAGCAGCGATAGACAAAGAGTTGTCGCGCCGCCGCCTGGACTCATACGCACCCTACAAAAAGCAGCGCGATTTTCACGACGCAGGCGATACGCACCGCGAGCGTCTGTTCATGGCAGGCAACCAGCTCGGCAAAACCGTTGCGGGGGCCGCTGAAATGGCGATCCATCTGACGGGCAAATATCCCGACGACTGGAAGGGCCGCAGGTTCAGCAAGCCTATCGCCGCGTGGGCATCGGGCGTAACCGGCGAATCGGTGCGCGACACCACGCAAAGGCTTCTTGTTGGCCGTCCTGGCGAATACGGAACGGGGATGATCCCGGCGGATTGCATCGTCGGCGAGCCAAAGCGCGCAATGGGCGTTGCTGACCTGCTAGATAGCGTTTCGGTCAAGCACGCGTCGGGCGGAAACAGTCGGCTTTATTTCAAGCGCTACGAACAGGGCCGCGAGAAATGGCAGGGCGAAACCCTGGATGTAGTGTGGTTTGACGAAGAGCCTCCGCAGGATATTTACACCGAAGGTCTGACCCGTACAAACGCAACTGGCGGAATGGTTTATCTGACATTTACCCCGCTGATGGGAGTGTCTGACGTGGTGATGCGCTTTATCAGCGAGCGCAGCCCGGACCGGATCGTTATCACGATGACGATTGACGACGTGGATCACTACACGCCCGAAGAGCGGGAGCGGATTGTATCCAGCTATCCCGCCCATGAGCGTGAGGCGCGATCCAAGGGTATTCCAACACTCGGCAGCGGGCGAATCTTCCCGATTGAAGAATCGGCTATCTCCGTCAATCCGTTCCCAATTCCGAGTCACTGGCCTCGAATCAACGGCATTGATTTCGGATGGGATCACCCGACCGCTGCCGTGCAATGCGCATGGGATCGCGACTCCGATTGCTGGTACGTCATCAAGGGACACAGAGCAAAAGAAACGACCCCGCTATTGCACTCTGCCGCGATTAAGGCGTGGGGTCCGTGGGTGCCTGTTTCGTGGCCGCACGATGGATTGCAACACGACAAAGGCAGCGGTGAGCAGCTTGCCAAGCAATACGCAAACCACGGCCTGCTAATGCTCCGTGATCGCGCCACGTTTGACGATGGATCAAACGGGGTGGAGGCGGGGCTAATGGACATGCTTGATCGCATGCAGACGGGTCGATTCAAGGTCTTTAGCAACATGGGCGAGTGGTTTGAAGAGTTCCGCATGTACCACCGCAAAGACGGAAAGGTCGTGAAGGAGCGTGACGACCTCCTTTCCGCGACGCGATACGCACTGATGATGAAGCGCAAAGCCGTGGTGAATACCCCGAAGAGAGCGGTTTTCCAGCAATACGACGGCCCTAGAGATATGGAGATTGGCCTGTGACTATCTACGAACAAGACAATCAGGCCGAAGAACCCGGCGCACTTGACCGGACGCGCCGCGATACTTTCCTGCTGTCCCTTGTTGCCAAGCGCAAAGAAGCCATTGCTGGCCGTATTGCGTCGGGAATTGAAACCGAATGGCAGGAGGACGAAGAGCACTACCAGGGTATTGACGACGCGAATAGAGCCTATGCCGCGTCATCCACCAGCTACGCAAAGCGGTGGGCGACGACCGGGCGTGATGGATCGAGCACGCAGCCGGGGCGCTCTGTTGTCTTCTTGAACATCACCAGGCCATATGTCGATGCGGCTTCGTCCCGCGTGTCGGACATGCTGCTACCGACTGACGACCGCTGCTGGTTGATGAAGCAGACACCCATTCCGCGCCTCTCTGCGATGCAGATTGAGAGCTTTGGCGGGGAAGAGGCGATTGAAGCCGCTGTCGAGCAGGCCAAGCAGTCGGCCAAGCTGATGCAGGACGAGATTGACGACTGCCTGAAGGAGAGCAATTTTCACGGCGAAATGCGTCACATGATCGAGGACTGCGCGCGCATTGGCTCTGGCGTGGTCAAAGGCCCGTTCCCCATTAAGCGCACCGCCAAAGTATTCCGGGACATGGGCGGCGTGAAAGAGTTTGTGACCCTGAGCGAGATTAAGCCGGGGTCAAAGCGTATTGACCCGTGGAATTTCTTCCCCGACCCCGCGTGTGGCGAGTCTATTCACAACGGCTCCTACACGTGGGAGCGTGAGTATCTGTCAAGCAGGCAGATTCGCGAAATGATCGACATGCCGGGCTATGACGCGCAGGAAATCATATACGCGCTCAAAGAGGGGCCGAAAGTCTCGCAGTCTCGCCAAGCGTCGGACGGCAGCCAGCAAAAGGCAGAAGAGCAATTCGAGCTGTGGATTTTTTACGGCCAGTGTGACGCTGACGATTTGCAGGCAGTGGGCGTCGAAACGGAAGACGAATCGCCGAAGGCGTCAGCAATGGCCGTCATGCTTAATGACAGGCTGGTGAAGGTGACGCTGAACGTTATGGACTCGGGCGACTTTCCTTATGACGTTCTCGCATGGCAGCGCCGCCCTAGCATGCCGTGGGGAATGGGCGTATCGCGTCAGGTCCGCACCCCGCAGCGCATGCTAAACGGTGCGTGCCGGGCAATGATGGACAACTCCGGCCTGGCCTCGTCTCCGCAAATCGTAATTGGCAACGGGATTACTCCTGCTGATGGCAATTACAACCTGCGAGGCGGGAAAACATGGATGGCCGAAGCTGACGTGGTGGATGTGCGGCAGGCGTTCTTTGCGTTCGTGCCTCCGTCCGTGCAGGCGGAATTGATGAACATCATCCAGTTTGCGCAGAAGATCGCCGAGGACGTGACAGGCCTTCCGGCAATGCTCCAGGGTATTCGCGGCGACGCCCCGGACACGTTGGGCGGCATGCAGATGCAAAACAACAACGCGACTTCTGTTCTCCGTCGCCTTGCGAAGCGTTTTGACGACTACATCACCTGCCCGCACATCCAACGCTATTACGACTGGATGATGCAGCACTCCGAGCGCGACGACATTAAAGGCGATTTTCAGATCGAGGTTCGTGCGTCGAGTGCGCTTGTCGAGCGTGACGCGCAGCAGCAATTCTTGATGACGCTATTGCAGGTTGCAGTCAATCCGGCTTACGAACTGGACCCGGCCAAACTGGCGACGGAATTGCTCAAGGGTCAGCGGCTTGACCCCAAATCCATCCAATACTCGCCGGACAAATTGGCGCAGATGCAGAACCAATCCAACCCGGTCGAGCAGGCCAAGGCTGAATTGATCGCTGCGCAGACCCGCAAGACGGATGCAGAGGCGGTGAATAAGTCCGTCGAGGGCATGTATTCCGCAACTCAAGCCGGCAGCCAGATCGCAATGAGCCCGGCTGTCGCTCCCTTGGCCGACAAATTGCTGCGCTCTGCGGGATTCCAGGACAAGGACGCAGCCCCGATTGTCCCGGAGATTGCCGCGCCAATGGAGGGCATCGCCCCGCCCGAGCAAAACACCAACCCGCTCTATCCGGCAAACCCGAACGTCGGAATGAATCGAGGAATCGAGGGTGGCAATGAAGCCCGAGATTGATTTCGCTTCCGCCACGTGGCGGGCACTCGTTGAGATTGTCGAGTCTCGCATTGACGAATTGCGCAGAAAGAACGACGGCGATTTGTCAATAGAACGCACCTCGCACTTACGGGGGGGAATAGCAGAATTGAAGCAATTGCTGGCGATTGCAAAAAAATCCCCGGCAACAGCGACGGACGAGGATTAATTCCCCCTTCGTCAATGACCTGCATAGCAGGGTATTGCTTGGAGTGTGCATTACATGAGCGAAACGCAACAGACCGAGCAACTGGCCGAAGCTGAATTCGTCGCAGGGTTCAATTCCCTGCGCACTTCCGACGACTACACGCCGCCCGAAGTGAAGAAGGATGAAGTCGAGCCGGCGCCGGAGCCTGAAGCAAAGCCGGACGTGCCGCCGGAGGACAAGGGCGAAGAGCCTTTGTTTGCCGGATTTACCGAATCTCAATTGAAGAACCTGCTCGAAAAGGCCACTCGGGTTGAGTCTCTGGAGAAAGAGCTTCGCAAGACGCACGGAAAAATTGGAGAACTGAACGGAACTCTGCAAGAGATTCGCGGCAAAAAGGAAACGCCGACGCACGAAGCGCCCGCAATCCAGAAGACCGACGAAGACCTGACCGATTGGGAGCGGGAATACCCCGAACTCGCGGCCATTGCTGAAAAGCGCGCAGAGCGAATTGTCGAGGAACGCATCAAGGCAATTCCGCAAGTCCAGCAGATCAGTCAAGAAGACATTTCCGCAGCCGTCCAGCGTGAAACGCAATTGGCGCTCATGAGCCAGCAGCACAGCGATTGGCAGGACGTTGTGACTTCACAGGATTTCAGCCTGTGGATCGCGACGCAGCCGGAAGACGTGCAGCAAGCCTATTCAACAACTGATCGCGCGCAGGTTCTTGGCGGTGTCATTTCCGGTTTCAAAGACTGGAAGAATAGCACCCAAGACCGCAGTGCAAAGAACAAGCAGCGGCTGGAGCGGGCGCTAACCCCGAGCGGCGGAAACAAAGTCACTCATGCGCCGTCCGCCGAAGACGAATTTATTGCGGGCTTTTACGCAGACCGCAATCAGTAAGGAGTAAATCAAAATGTCTGTCCATAGCTATGGCAACCCCGCCGGTCGGATTAATAGGCTCAAGGGTGAAATCCTCAAGCACTCGATCCCCGTCGAAACGCTGGGCATCACCGGCATGCAGCGCCAGATTCCGGCCAACAAGGGCAAGACCGTTGTTTATCGTCGGTATCTGCCCTACGGCGGTTCGCTGACCAACTTCAACACCATCAACCGCTGGAGCGTCGATTCCGCCGCGCACGTCCTGGCCGAAGGCGTCACCCCGACTGCCGACTCGCTGACCCCGCAGGACATCACCGTCACGCTCAACCAGTACGGCTGCCTGTACCAAGTGACCGACCAGACCGTTGATACCTACGAGGACGACGTTCCGGCGGAAATGAAGAAGCAGTGCGGCGAGCGTGTCGGCCTGATTCGCGAAATGGTGCGCTACGGCGTCATCAAGTCCGGCGCCAACGCCTACTACTCCGGCGGTTCTTCGCGTGCGACGGTTGCGGCCAAACTGACCCTGACCATGCTTCGCAAGGCCAGCCGGAACGTTCAGGCCAACCACGCCAAGCGCATCACCTCGATCCTTGCCCCGACCCCGAACGTCAGCAGCAAGTATGTCGAAGCCGCCTATCTGGTGTTCTGCCACACCGACGTTGAACAGGACGTTCGCGACATCGCCGGCTTCACTACGGTTGCGGCTTACGGCTCCCGCAAGCCGATGCACGACCAGGAAATTGGCAGCGTCGAAAACTTCCGCTTCATCACCTCGCCCGAACTCAATCCCTACATCAACGCCGGCGTAGCGGTGGGCGCCACCGGCCTGTATTCGACCGGCGGCTCGAACGTCGATGTGTATCCCGTGATCGTGTGCGGCGAAGACGCATGGGGCCAAGTGGCGCTGCGCGGCGGCGACTCGCTCGATCCGACGTGGATTCCGCCCGGCGAGAAAACCAAGTCCGACCCGCTGGGGCAGCGTGGTTTTGTTGGCGCCAAGTTCTATATGAACTGCACGGTGCTGAATGACGGATGGATGGCGATCATCGAAGCCGGCATCACCGCCCTGTAAGTGACCTAATCGGGCGGCTTAGGTCGCCCGGTCTTTCAAGATTGGAGAAGCATTATGGCTGACAACATCGCGGGCCAAACCAGCGCCAGCAGCAACGACCAACTGACCAACGGAACCACCCAAGGCTCCGTCGTCTATGACGCCACGACCATCGTCGCAGCCGATTCGACGCGCGTTTTCACCGGCTTCAAGCCGCGATACGTGCGATGGGAAAACGCCACCGACCGGATCTGCGTTGAATGGTTTGAAGGCATGGCAGCGAACACCAGCATCAAGACCGCTGCCGCCGGCACTCGCACGCTCGAAACCACGAACGGCGGCATCACTGTCGATTCGCAGGGCTTCCGTGTGCTGCAAAACGCCACGCTGGGCGCAATCGCTGCAAGCAAAACCTGCTACTGGGTCGCCCGGTAATTAACAACGGGGCTGCCTTTGTGGTGGCCCCGCACAAAGGATAAACAGCATGGCACGTCCGCGCCTCGATACCACGAACGAATACTTGGGTAAGGCCGATGAATTTTCGATCAACGACATCGGCAACGGCCCGCCCGACATTGAAGTCATTGATCGTGTTTTGCCCGACGATTACGCCGAAATCGAGAAGTTCATGCAGGAACCGGTGACGATCATGATTCACGAATCGACCGATCCGAACGACGTTGATCTGGTCGAAGTCGGCGTGAATGGTCGGCATCAGTTCTTCATGCGCGGCAACCCGCAAACCGTGCGCCGCTGCTACGTCGAGCGCCTGGCACGGATGAAGAAAACCAGCTTCTCGCAAAACCTTGACGAGCGGCTTGGCGAGCACATGAACACAATGCGCCCGCACCACGCGCTGCGCTTTCCGTTCTCCGTGATCGAAGACAAGAACCCGAAGGGCTCGCCCTGGCTGCGTAACCTGCTGGCCGAGCGGGTGTAACCATGACGCTTGCGGAATTGCGGGCACTTTTTCGGGAAGAGGCGGGCGACACGGCAGAGCCGTTTCTGTGGCCGAACTTGATCCTGAATCTCTACGCTAACGAGGCTCAAACCGAAGCCTGCCGGCGTGGGCACCTGCTGCGCGATTCTGTGACGACTGCAATCTGTCAGCTTGCGGTGACTGCGGGCGATCCCATCGTAGAACTTGACCCGCGCATTCTGGACATTCAGCGGATGCGCCTCGCCAGCCAGTTCATCCAGCTTCGCGGAATCTCCGTGCAGGAAATGGACGATTCGATTCCCGGATGGGAAAACCAGACCGGGCTTCCGTGGCGAGGCGTGACGGATTACCAGTCCAACGCAATCCGGCTGTGGCCGTCACCGGCTGCGAATGACGTGCTGAAGCTGTCAGTCATTCGCCTGCCGCTTGTAGATATGGTGGCCGACACCGACGAGCCGGAAATTCGCAAAGAGTATCACCCTCAGTTAGTGCAGTGGATGCTTCACCGGGCCTACGCAAAGCAGGATTCGGAAGTGTTCGACGCGAACAAATCTCAAACCGCACTGGCGAACTTTGAAAAAGAGTTCGGCTCTCGGTCCAGCGCACGCAATGCAGCGTGGCGGGCTGAAAGACAGCTCCAGTTTGCCCCGCCGATTGCATAGGAAAGATCATGGATAAATTGGGACGGCTGGAAGTCGAACAGCTCAAAGTTACGAGCACCACCCCGCCGGCAGACAGCGGGTTTTACAAGATTGATGAAACCACGATGGGCGTGGTGGGTGATCTGAAGTTCCGGCACCCGAAGACCGGGGCCATGTCGTCGGCGCTGACGGTTACAAGCAACTCGGCCCAGGGGGTTGTAAATGTGACCGCCGGAGATGTGAGTATTTTCTCCGTTGGGCCAACCGGAGTTATCCCAACTGCCAACAGCATTGGACTTGCTGGGCAGCAGGGTTTTGGCGTGGGGGTGTGCCCGGTGTTGCCGGTGGGTTATGCCGCGCTGCCCGGCACTACCGACCCGGCGAGCGACAATTACGGCAATTACACCTACGTCGATGGTTCCGTAATGGTCTGGGTGCCGCGCTTCTATTACCGCATCGGCAACTCAGCCAGCCCGCGCTACGCGACCCACGGCGCTAACGCAATCGACATTGCGGGCGATTCTGCCTTCAGGAGCGAGGCTGACGCCAACTCTGCCGGCTACGCCTTGCACCGCGCATTTTTCGACGGCGGCCCTCAGCTTGGCTTCTTCGTCGACAAGTATCAATGCAGCAACAACGGCGGCATTGCATCTTCGATCCGCTATGGTGCGCCGCTTTCGACGGGTGCAGCACACAATCCCATTTCCGCCCTCAACGGCGCCCCGACGAATACCAACGGTAGCACGATTGCTGCGGCAAAGACTCGCGGCACCGCTTTCCATCCGTGCTCGATCTTCATCTACGGGGCGCTCGCCCTGTTGTCCATGGCGCACGGCCAGGCAGCTACGTCCAGCACATGGTGCGCTTGGTATGACGCTGCCGGCGTGAGCAACTTTCCGAAGGGCAATAATAACAACGCCCTGCGCGACATCAATGACGCATCCGTACTCTACGTGTCCGACGGTTACAGCAACTCCGGCCAGACCGGCAGCGGCACGCCGTTCGGAAAAACCACCCACAACGGCCAAGCCTGCGGCATCGCCGACCTCAACGGAAATATGTACGAAGTGGCGCTGGGCGTGCAGTGCGTGGCCACGAGCAATACCATCACGGCAATCACGCAAGCCAACCCCGCTGTAGTGACATCTGTTGCGCATGGCTTCGCCACGGGAGACATGATCATGATCGCCAGCGTCGCAGGCATGACGGCGCTCAATGACCGGCTCTACCCCATCACAGCGCTCACTGCAGATACGTTCTCGCTCGACGGCGTCGATGCCACCGCACTGCCTGCCTATACGAGCAGCGGCACGGCCACGCGCGGCGCTTTCTATGCCGCGAAAACCGCTGCCCGGATGCGCGACTTCACGGCCGGCAACGCGCTGGCTAGCGACCATTGGGGCGCCGTTGGCGCCGCTGCCAACTTCCAGTCGCTCACCCCGCGCTTCCGCACTAACTATCCCAACAATGGCTTCAGCCAGCGGTTCGGCAGTGCGGGAGCGCAGGTGCTGTCGAGCGCTACCTCCGGCAATGACTGGATACTGGCTGGCGCCGGGCAGCCTCAAGCGGGAGGCGTGAGCGTGGCAGGTAGCAATCAATTCGGCGCTGACTATTTCTATCAGCACATCCGCAACGAGCCGTGCCTGATTGCCGGCGGCGGCTGGGGCTTTGGGTCGGATGCCGGCGTCTGGGCCGTCAATTGGGGCACCGCGCGGTCGGGCTCGAACGTCTATGTGGGCTTCCGTGCCGCCTCGTACCTATAAACAAGGATCGAAAATCATGACTATCGTCAGCTACCAAAAAACCTCCGACGCCTACACGATCTACGAGCTGCACATGCCTCATGCGCAAGGCGAGGAGGGTGAAATCTATTGCACTGAGCTGGGTACTATTGACGGCCTGACTTACGTTTCAGTGCCCGATGGTGTCACCCTGCCCGAGCAGCTTCCCCAAGTGGCCGCTACGCTGCAAACCGTCACGCCCACTGCCGAGCTGCTCGCCCAGCTCAAGGCTATAAGCCCTCACTGTGCGCTGATCTCTGAGCGCATGGTGCAAAAGATACGCGCTCGCTACTCGATTGATGACGAGATGTTCTTCGCCCGCATTGGAGTCGGCGCCGCGATGGGTATGTACCAGCCCACGCCCGGCGAGCTGGCAGAAATGCAGGCCTTCGGCGAGTTCGTCGAAGCGGTGCGGCAATGGGGTCGGGCTGAGCGGGCGAAGCTCGGGCTGTAAATCTAATCCCCGTGCGTGCGCGGGGATTGCGTTCCCGCGAACTATTTTATTTGGAGAAATAAATGCAACACAACATTTCCGCATTTACCGAACCTCAAGGTTCCTGCCCTGGCTATGTATCGGTTAATCGCCAACCCGACGGCACGTACAGCATTTCAGTGCGTAGCACTGGCGAGCAATCTCCGTCGACGATCAATCTGACACCGCAGCAACTTGATCGCATCGGGCAGGACATCTATTTTCTGTTTCACAACGGTTCCGGCGGCTGATTGTCGGAAGGCAGCGGAGGACAGTCATTCGCCAAGGCGAATTCGCGAGAGTTCCCGGCTGTTGAGCGTTGCCTGCTAACCTCGTAGTGCGCGGGGATTG